ACTTGAGAAATTAGCTTTAGTTTACGCTGCAATTCCTGCTGCTGTAATTGCTAATCAAGAGGAGTTAAGATTGTATGTATCATCTCCTGTAGCTACTGCTTATCGTGCTGCTGTTGCTGCATCAAACACTCAGGCTAACTTAACACAAGCATTAGACTTTACTTATCTTGGAATAAAGATGGTACTTTGTCCTGGAATGCTTGGTCTATCTACAATCGTAGCTTCACCTCGAAATAACTTTATCTATGCATTTGATGCTGAAGGTGATGGTAAAGCATTACGAGCTATCAATTTAGCTGATACTATTGCTGAGCCTGTAATCAGAACTCGTGCAAATATGAAAGTAGGATTTACTCACGTTAATGGTGCTGAGATTGTATTCTACAACTCTGCTACATAATTAACTAATTTATAAATCTAAGGGAGTGAAAGCTCCCTTTACTTAAAACATATACAATGAGCTGTGAAGCGTTACAAACAATAACTAAGCCCTGCGATAATAATATCGGAGGTATTAAAAAAATATGGATTAATGAGCAAGACAATGTTACTGCTACAGTAGCTCCTAATACATGGATATTATCTGCATTATCTGCTACATCTGATTATACTGTATTTGAGATTAACAGAAACACAGGTAATTATACTGAGGATACTGCAGTAGACCTAATCAATGGCTCTAGCTTTGTTACTCAGACTATTACTCTAATGTTCAATCGTAGAGACAAAGATAAGTCAGAAGCTATCCATGTACTTGGTGCAGGTCAGCAATTTTTATCTGCATTGATTGAAGATGCAAATGGTAAGTATTGGTACTTTGAGAATCTACAACTTACTGCAACAGGTGAGGGATCAGGTACAGCAAGAGCTGATGGATCTAAATACTCCGTTACATTACTTGCAGAGTCTGAGCACTTGGCATATGAGGCTACATCAGGTCAAGTAGCAGGAGTTACTCCATAATACTAACACCCTAATAATTAAAGCTCTAGTAATACTAGGGCTTTTTTTTTAAACATTTTTTGAGTCTGTTATAATATAGTTATATGATATACATTAAAAAAGATGAGGTCAATCAGATTATCCTTACTCTCACTGAGGTAAGTACACTGCCTACTCCTTATTATTTATTTGTTTTTCAGAATGAAATGGACAAGCTGTCTGCACCTATTACATTCTACACTGCTGATCTATCAGCTTATCCTGAACGATTCAATCAGTTTGAGCTAGATGAGCCTGTAGATTTGGAGTTAATCAAAGGACAGTATACATATAGTATCTATGAGTCAACTATCACACCTCCAACTATTGCAAACTCTACAGGGTTTGTGATTGAAGAGGGCAGGATGGTAGTAAGTGGACCAATAGTATCATCAATTTATGAGTAATTATGGCATTAAAAGATTTTTTCAAAACAGTAAAGCACGAAATAGTAGAGGGATATCAATCATTCTCTACTCCATTCCTTAAGGTTGGAGGTGCTAATCTTACACTACCTTATGTTAATGGTAGGAATCAGACTAATGGATACATCCCCTTTGGGCAGGATAACCTATTCCCTGAGCTACTCAATCAAATATTCTATTCTAGTCCATTACATGGCTCTATTGTAGGGTATAAAGTGAATGCAGCTGTAGGAGGTGGATTTAATATAGTAGCAGATAGACTTACTCCACAAGATAAGCTAGAGCTATACACATTAGAGAGAAAACTAAACATAAAAAAGGTAGTTCCTGCAGTAACTCAGCAACTAATCCTACACAATAGAGTATATTTCAAGCTATGCTTTGATGATAAGATGAAGCTCACAAAGATAGTCAATCTATCACCTGAGAAACTTAGAGTAAACTTAGATAGAAAGAGATACTATATCTGTGATGATTGGGCTAGTAGGATTGGAGTCCAGGAGATAAGGAGATATACTCCTACCTGTAGAGATTATGAGCAACTATTTGTGTATGAAGTAGAGAGTATTGGTCAAGATTATTATCCACTACCTACCTATACCTCAGCTCTAAACTTTGCATTCTTATCAGGTGAACTTAGCTACTTTGCTAAAAGTAATATACAAAATTCAGTATTTCCATCCTTTGCTATGATGTTCCCTAAGAGACCTCAGTCTGAGGAGGAGAAGAACATGATAAGAAATACTATTGATAGATTGAAAGGTGCTGCTAATGCAGGTAAAGCTGTAGCATTCTTTGCTAACTCAGCAGACCAACTGCCTAAGATAGAGTCACTACCTACCAATGGTAATGATAGTCTATTTCAAGAGGCATCACAGCTGAACACTGAGCAGATTTGTTTCTCTCATACTATAGATCCAATACTTATGGGAATCAGAACTACAGGCTCACTAGGTAATGGCTCAGATATTAAGCAGGCTTACATCATATTTGAGAAGAATGTAGTAATGCCATTGAGAGATATGGTATCTGACATCTTTAATGAGTTACTATTCATAGCTAAGATAGATGCAGATTTCACTATCAATAACTATCAGATAATTAACGAGGCAATAGTAGAGCTTGAGGGAGATACCTCTAAGACTAATGATGCTTTGAATAGTTTATCTCCATTAGTAGCTACTAAAGTACTTGAGACTATGACTGAGAATGAGATTAGAGCCTTAGCATCTTTACCTCCTGTACCTGGAGGAGATAAAAGCAAATCACAAATTGCACAAACACCTATACTATAATGCTATACTTTATAACAGAAACTTACTTAAAGAATAACACACCCATCACAGCTAATGTAGATGTCAATAATGTAACTCCTTACCTAGCTACTCAAGCTCAGCTAAGAATCATGCCTATCTTAGGCACTACATTCTATAATGACTTACTAACTAAGTACAATGATCAGACATTAGATCCTGATGAAGAGACATTAGTTACATTCATACAGCCAATTATAGCATGGAGAGCAGCAGAGGATGCTGTATTTGGTCTATCTCTACAGCTAAAGAATAAAGGATTGCAATCTCAGTTTGGAGATAACAGCTCATCAGTAGATAGAGGTACAATAGCATTCAGTATGGAACACTATGCACAAAAGGCTGCATTCTTTGAGCAAAGATTGATTAGATACCTACTTAAGAACAGAGCTTTGTATCCAATATTCACAGGTACAACTAACCGAGATACTGACCTTAGACCTATGATTGATGGCTGTAGCTGTCTATCTAATGGATTACTAGAGTGTAATGGTCTATGTGGAGGTGCAGGTGGCAATGGCTATAACAATTCAATCTTAATAATATGAAGCACTCAGGAGTCTTATCAATTATAGTATTCAGTTTAGGATACTTAACAGGCATATCATTACTATTTGAGCCTGCTCTATATCTTAAGCTAATGGGAGGTAGTATAATAGGCTATCTTACTTTTATTCTAGCATTACAAATGGAGGGAGAACAATGAAAGCACAACTATCACTATTACTAATATCTATACAATCCAAACTTTTGACTCTTATATCTATATGCTTTGCATTCTTTTTACCAATAAGTGGTATTCTTATAATGATAGGAGTACTAATATCTATTGATACTATCACAGGCATTTGGAAAGCTAAAAAGATAGGAGATAAAATAACTAGCAGAAAGCTCTCAGCTATCATTAGCAAGCTAGCACTCTATGAAGTTACTGTGATTATGTTCTTTTTAATAGACCAATTCATACTAAATGATATCATCCTCACTTTTTTCAGTGTACCATTTATGCTCACAAAGATAGTGGCATTAGTGTTATCTAGTATAGAGGTGATGTCAATCAATGAGAACTACAAAGTAGTAAAAGGCATAGACTTATGGCAGTCAATGAAGCTATTATTTGCAAGAGCTAAAGATATTAAAGATAATCTAAACAAATTGAAATGACTAGATGGGAATTAACCTCTAAATATGGTACTGCTAATGTAACAGGTGCAGGATACTTAGTAAAGATTAAGCTACCTTATCCTATGCGTATAGCTTGGGACTTGGACAGCTCAGTAAATACTATGATGTGCCATAAGTTAGTGGCTTCTAATTTTACAGCTGTATTCTGTGAGCTTCTAGCTACCTATGGCTATGATAAGATTAAAGAGTTAGGGATAGATTTATTCGGTGGATGTTTCAACTATAGAAAGATGAGGGGAGGTACAGCATTATCCATGCATTCATGGGGGATTGCAATAGATTTAGATCCTGCTAGAAATCTACTCAAAGAATCATCGAAAACTGCTAGATTTGCAAGAGCTGATTATAAGGCAATGATAGATATATTCTACAAGCATGGCTTTATATCTTTAGGTAGAGAGAAGAACTACGATTGGATGCACTTTGAAATAAAAGAATGATGAGATACTTAGCTATAATACTACTACTCAGCAGCTGCTCTGCACAATACCACTTGAACAAAGCAATTAAGAAAGGATATAAATGTGAAGAGACAGGAGATACTATCAGAATCACAACTTTAGATTCTATCCCTGTTATCATTCATAATAGCATAGCATGGGAGAAGTTTATAACTACTAAGGATACTATTATAAAGTATAACACAGTCTATGTGCCTAAGACTAGACTAGATAAAAAAATAGAATATAGACTAAAGGTCAAAACTATCTACAAAGATAGGATAGTTGAGAAAGCACAAGCTAAGGCTACAAGACCTAGAACTAGAGGCAATCTTAGTCTATTATTTGTAGGAGTAGGCATAGGCTTACTGCTATCATATCTCTTTAAATTTGCAAGGGAGAAATATTTGTTCTAAGTTTACACCATATATGGTAAGAAAAAGACTGTTTTTTGACATTGAGACATCATTCAATGTTGGTATATTTTGGCGATCAGGATATAACCTAACTATCAATCCAGGTGACATCATCCACGAAAGAGCAATCATCTGCATCTGCTACAAATGGGAGCATGAGCAGGATGTACAGTTCCTAACATGGGATAAAAAGCAATCTGATAAGGCAATGATTAAGGCATTCCTTAAAGTTATGGCTCAAGCAGATGAAATTGTGGCTCATAATGGGGATAGATTTGACCTCAAATGGATACGCACAAGAGCTCTATTACATGGATATGATGTATTCACCTCACCAAAGACTATAGATACTCTTAAATGGGCTAGAAAGTACTTTAATTTTAACTCAAATAAACTAGACTATATTGCTAAGTATTTAGGAGTAGGGCAGAAGATGGATACAGGGGGATTAGACCTGTGGAAAGATATAGTATTTAAGAAAGATCAAAAGGCAATGGATAAGATGGTAGCATATTGCAAAATGGATGTCACTGTACTTGAAGCTGTATTCAATAAACTTAATTCTTATGCAGTTCCATCTACTCATTATGCTGTAATGGAGGGAGATGAGAAGTTCTGCTGTCCTGAATGTACTAACTATAATGTGAGACATAATAAGCAGGTAGTAACTGCAGCAGGTACTATCCATTATTGGATGCTGTGTAATGATTGCAGAAAGCACTATAAAATAAATAATAAAACTTACATAGAATTTTTGAAATTCAAATATAAACACTAACTTAGCACTTGTTTCCATAGTGTAGAAAGCAGTTGTAAGCTCCCCAGCACGCAGCTGCTTTTTTTTATGCATGAATAATGCTAAATATACTTTACAAATACCTACACTTTTGTAAGATATGCTTTACATAATAGGAATAATTCCGATTATGTCCCGTTTTTTAATTAATAAATTGGACTTTTTAAGGCTATAACCTTAATAATAACAAAGGTTTTAAGGTTTTAACCTTACTTTATTACTCTATTAGGTAAAAATTACCCTTGTTATGTGTTTTACCTTTAAATAAGGGTGCAATTTGCCCCTATCCTTATTTAGAATGAATATTGATAACGTTTTTTTATTGCAGATATAAAACTTTATACTATCTTTGGCGTATAGTTATCAACAATTAAAAACTTTTACACATGGACAAACAACAAATTATGAAAATTATTCTAGCTGAGGAGGCATCATTGCTAGACCAAGCTAGAGAGATGAGAGAGGCTTTTGGAAATGGTGATGAGGCTACTAAACGAGCTTACTCTCAATGGTCAGTTATTTTTAACCTAATAGAAAAAATCAATGAAAAAACTAATTAAATACTTTACTCCTGTAGGAGAAGAGCAGATAGCTATTGCTAAGGCATTTATTATAGTAACATCTGTAACATTATCAATCTTATTTTTATTCACTTTTTTAGAATTTATATTATGAACTTTATAGACCTATACAAAAATGGCAATCAATACATTTCTAATTGGACTACTGACTATGATAGTGATGTATATATAGCAGGCACTATTGAGCCATTTACTTATGATGCTACAGAGACTGATGATGGAGATATGTCCCTGTTTATTCTAAGTGATGCAAATCTTAACCTACTAAAATCTAAGCTATGACAATCAACGCAATTATAAAGTTTTGGACTAGCAGGAGAACAGCAGAAGAGATAAGAGGTGGATTTAATCTGCCTCTTTACCTCAGGTATTTACAAGTCATAAACAATAAATCCAATGACTGAGTTTACACAGCTAGCTATTAAGGTCCAGGATGAAATAGCTAATGGTGATTACACTCACCAAAAATACCTACAATTTAGACAGTGGTACTTTCAGAGTTATGAGGGCAGTAAGAGAAATGCTGCTAGAGATTTTGCAATGTTTGATTTAATGTATGGCTTAGATGTGCCAATAAAAAATGATGATAATGAAGATA